TCGCTATCAGTGCTGTTTCTGTTTTTACCGCGAGCGGTGATCGCATCGAGCCAGGAACTGCGTCGGCGTCTGCAACGAGCAGTTTCACAGCTGAAGCTGTCGTTGTCTCCACTGGCCCCGCGTCTATTGCTGCTACGTCAACAGCTACGGCAATCGCTCAGCGAGTGTCTGAAAGCGCTGCTCACGTTTCTGCGGCGTCTACGACGAGTGCTGCAGCTGTCATGGTCGCGAGCGCGTCAGCAAGTATTGCGGCTGCTTCATCAATCGAAATCATTGGTGGAGTCGTTCATAGCGCGAGTGCGGCGACAACTGCAGTCTCTACGGTCAGTGCTGTCGGCGAAATCAAATGGCAAACGCAACCCAGCGCAAGCACAAACTACACAAAACAAACCGCCGCCAGCACAACCTGGCAACGGGCAGCGTGAGGAATAACTGATGGCTGACACGTTCAACAATGATTTGCGCGTCCGCGAGCAAGAAGCTGGCTCAAACAGCGGAACCTGGGGAACGCTTCTAAACGCGACGAGCAGCAACCTGGCGTCGGCGTTCGGCCAGGGTAGCGAAGCTATCCCGAACGCGGCTACACACACTATCACGCTCGCTGACGGCGCTGCCGACGAAGCGCGCAGCATGTACCTAAAATGCACGGGCGGTGGTCAGGCATGCACCGTGACTCTTGCGCCAAACACGATTAGCAAGGTTTGGATCATCAGCAACGAAACGTCGTACACGCTGACGTTTTCGCAAGGATCTGGCGCGAACGTGGCTGTCCCCGCTGGCGCTGTGAAGATGATCGTCACTGACGGCGCGGGCTCTGGCGCAGCAGTCACGGAGGCTCTGAGTGGTCTCAGCGTATCTGGCGGTTTGACTGCAGCTGGGAATGTTGTTGCTGGAAACTTCAACGCCGATGCAACCGCAGCAAATTATGGCAGTTCTGCAAATCCTGTAATTTTCACAGTCACAGTGGGTTCAAAAACTGCAGCGCATGCCTATAACGGCGATGGCAGTAGTTCGGGTTACTTCCTCGACGGAATCGAGTCGCCTGCTCTCAGCTTACACGGCGCGGACAGCGTAACGGCTAACAGTGAATACGTTTATCGCTTCGACCAAGCAGACGGGACGAACAGTGGTCACCCCCTGTTGTTTTATATGGATGCTGCTAAAACGACAGCTTATACGGCAGGTGTGACGACCAACGGAACCCCAGGTAGTGCAGGGGCATACACGCAAATAGCAGTCGATAAAGAAACGCCCAGCGTTCTCTATTACGAATGCAGCAGCCACGCTTACATGGGCAATTACGCTTACAACGCAGCTTCGACCAATTTCAATGGCATCAAAATGCCAACGGCCGATGGAACAGCAGGCCAAGCCCTGGCGACAAATGGAAGTGGCACATTGTCGTTTGCAACGATTGGCGGGGCGTTCAACGACTTTGCTATCAAAACGGCGAATTACACCGCAGTCAGCAAAGACCAATTGATTGTCAACTCGAGCAGCGCCGTGACGATCACGCTGCCTGCAAGTCCCAGTGCTGGCAACGTCGTTTTCATTAAAAACGCAGGATCGGCAACTGTGACCGTTGCTAGAAATGGCTCGAACATAAATTCAACTGCGGATGACGGTGAGCTTGCAGCAAATGCTGGAGCTTCTTTGGTTTACGTCGATGCAACTATCGGATGGGAGGAGCTCTAGATGGCGATTCAACTAGGTGGCGGAAGCGCTGGTGCTGAAATTAACGAGTACCGATGGTTTCCCGATCGAGGAACCCTGTGGACGGGCGACAACGGCTTTGTTTGGCTTAAAAAGGGCGCTCGAACTTTTGACACAACAACGTACCCAGATGCTTACGCTGGCCCCAATGCGGTCTCTAAAAGCACGGATTATCAAGCGGCGGCTGCGAGTGGCGGTAGTAGCCCTGGTGGTCTGGGCGTCTCGTCAGATGGCGCGTGGGCGCTCAACTTCACGACGTTTTATAACCCAGGCTTTTACCAGACGAATATAGCAACAGATACCGTAACTCAGACCTCTTACTGGCCTGGGGTGAACAGCGGTTATTATTACATTCTCGGGACAGGTTACATCAAGTGCAATGGCAGTAGTCCGCAATCGTCCATCGTAAACGCGAATGACTATTTTGCCGCTGCGCTAATCAGCTACAACAACAGCGATTTGAGAGTTTATTCGTCTTCTCTAACCGGCGGGTCAGGCACAAACGCTGGGCTGCCTAATAGCAATCAGGGCAGTTGGTACCCAAAGGATTCCAGCGGCACGTCTTTAAGTGCCTCGCCCTATTCATATACAGACTCAAGTCAGCCTGCGTGCATGCACTGGGATCCCGTGAATCGAAGACTGTATTTGTTTTTTTCCTACACAAATAACAGAGCCCATCTGTTTGTGTATCACTTAAGCGGGTATAACTGGGGCAACACTGGTTTTAGCGTTTCAGGAAATGGTGATCGTGCAAGTGTAGTGATTGATTGGCAGTCACAGTCGAGCAGTAGCGCTTATTCTATAGAGTCGATGTCTGGTGACTCAACGCATCTCTACGTTTCTTACTTTACCGTTGAAGTCAATTCTGACGGCAGTCGTTCGCTAAAAATTCGTAAAATACCGCTGTCGGGTAACCTCAGTTGGGCTAGTGGAACTGACTTAGCTGGTGAAGTGGGTGTGTCAGGTTCTAATGGTCAAAGTATTTTAGTTCAAAATTCTAACGGCACTTTCAGCGTGGAAAATCTGGAGGAAGGCCCACGCTATTACAAAACCGTCAACTCTGTCCCCAAGTTTTTAGGTCACGGTACCGGCACCAACGCCTTGCGAGAGTTTGCTATCAACGTGCCGACCATTGGTGAAGACAGCCCAGATTATCGTCAAAACACGACTCAGTACCAGAGGATAAAATAATGGTTGGAATGACTGTTTTAAATCCAGAGCAAGCAGCCCGAAAATGGCGCGATGAAGAACTATTGCGAACAGACGTTGCCGCGACCGTTTCTGATTTTCCGAACGCAGAGGCAGTGATCGCTTACAGGCAACTCTTGCGAGATTGGCCTGCTTCCGAGCAGTGGCCCCACGAGCGACCGACGATGGGAACTGAATGATGACGGACGAAATCATCACCATTGGCGAAACCGACTTTAACTTCTCTGACCTGCAGCCCGAAGCGCAAATCATCGTGCAGCGCGTCCGCATGCTGAGAGATCAGCAGCAACAGCTGCAGATTCAGCTAATAGAAAGCGAGCGCACCATCAACGCCTGGGCCGAAGATTTGCACGAGTTGGTGCATGCAGTGGAAGACGGCGAGGAAGATTCCGCCTGATGGCTGCCACGCAGAAAGAGCTTGCGCAAAAAGCGGTTACCCAAATAGAGGTTCACGAAAAAGAGTGTGCCTTACGTTACAAGGCGATTGAGCAACGGCTGGATGACGGCAAAGCTCGGTTCGACCGGCTGGAGACAATGATCTGGGGCGTCTATGCGACGGTGATTGTCGCGGTGGCTTTGCCCCAGTTCGTTGGCTAAAAAATGGTAGGCGAGATCGCTGCAATTATTGCAGGCGTGAACGCCGCAACGAGCGCGATCAAGCGCGTGGCCGAAACCACGAATGATATTTCCAGCATTAGCTCTTTTCTCTCGAGCCTCGGCGGTGCAGAAGTAGAGTTAGCGAGGAAGCAGAACGAAGGAAAGTTGTCAGAAGCCGATGCAGTCAAGGCTGCGCTGGCCAAGAAACAGATCCAAGAGACAATGGCCGAGATCAAAGACCTGTTCTTGGTAAGTGGGAATTCTGCCTTATATAGCGAAGCGATGCAGGCGATGGCTGACGCTCGTAAGGCGAAGCAAGCAGAGCTTGCAAAAGCCGCAGCTGCGAAGAAGCAGTTTCGCGCAGACATGCGTCAGCTTGCAGCTGTCATAGGCGGCGTCGTTTTGTTTTTGCCATTAGTGCTTTTTGTTCTGTTGCAGTTGGTAACGAGGTGAGATTTGGAAGGTAAAAAATTACAGCCAGACTCCATACATGAATCGTTAGATGCGAATAGTGACGGTGTCGTTGATCACTCAGAACTGTCGCAAGCGAAGGACATGCAGATGCTGACAGTTACGCGCGAGAAAGCAGACGCACAACGCGCAATGGCCTGGTTTGCTCTTTGGGGAATGTTGCTTTACCCGACGCTG